TGCCAGGCTTGCGATGCCTTTCATCTGCTTATTGAACTGATTCTGGTTTACAACCAGATCTAATGCAATTTCTCCTACACTTGTCGCTGCCACTTATACCACCACCTCGTATAAGGACATCGACACAAGGCACTACCTGTCCTGATTTATTTTGATTTCAAATTCCTTTCTGCAGTGCCTTGCCTGGCACCGTATATAAACGCCCTTACATTTTGCGTCTGGGACGTACTGTACTTTCTGTTCATGCCCGCAGAACGGACACTTTACTTTCTCTTTTTCAATTTTAACCACCTCCGGCCATCGAAACAAAAGCCTGCTTAAATCCTTCCAGTATCTGTTTCATATCCGATTCCGATACTGTTTTTGCCCTGCGTTGGAGCCATTCATTCCGGATCCTGCGCTGTTCCTTTGAAAAGTGTTTCAGAATCTCTTTATCTGTCTCTGACCGGATTGCTACAATCCGGCCCAGCGGTGTCTCCGGGCCGATGCCGGAAAGAAGCTGTTTAAACTCTTCCCAGGGCATCTCGTGTATCTCCCTTGCCAGTCGCAACCCATACTGCGTCTGAAACGACGATACGACCAGGTCATAATCGTCAATCAAATCGTAGTATGGGTCTGTGCTTCCCCCGTATCATCTTCATCATTTCCTACAATCAGATTGATGGCCGCTTCCACAACCGTCTGGAAATCCCGGAAGCTGAGTTTCATTTTGTCAATTTTCTCCTGTTCATCCTGGCCAAAAATCAAGCTATACATATCTACAACCTGTTTCGGGCCTACGTTTTTTCCATCTCCCAGAATTCCCATGATCTTCAGCACGGTAGCTGCATCGGCATTTACCTTCAGTTTTTCTTCTCTGACCACAATGACCGGAGCTTCATCGAAACTCAGCTTATCTGTAATATTTACTACTTTTCCCATGTCTGTCCTCCTTTTTCATGGTTCCGGCAGCATTATGCTGCCGGCGTTACTTCCGGTTTTCCGTTGCTCATTACTTCAAATTCCAGCGGAGCTACTGCAGTAGAATCACCGGATCCGACGTTGGTTACATTGATTACAGCCGACTTGAACAACACAACCGTACCGTCCGGGAATGTCCACTGGAAATCTCTTTCCACATTGCGTCCGTTCTTCCATGCAAGCCCGGCTACTGCATCGTTCCCCGCATCTCCGACATTACGCTTCGCCGTCACGGAAATCGTGACCGCCTTTGCAGTCATAAGCCTGCGCACCCATCCTTCCGTATCAAATGGTGTCCATTCCTCCACCCCATTGTCGAACGATACACCGAATGTTTCGCAATCTGCAATACTTTTCAGCGCAGATGTTGATCCAGATGCCGCTGTGTTGATCTGGAACTGGTTTTCATAGCACGGAAATACTCCGGTCGCTGTGCTTGAAGCAAAGAACTGCAGGTTCATCTTTAAACCATTTCCTGCTGCTTTTTCATTCGCTTTCTTTTTCATCGCTTTCACCTTTCCTTTCAAAAATGACAGCCGCTTCAATGACCATTTCATAGATACCGGCATCGTCCGTGCCTATATCCTGTGGATCATAAAGCGGCTGTATGAATTTAATTGTTTCATTATTCACTTTTGCTTCTCTTACGCCTGTGACATTTTCAAATAATGCCATGGCTGCCTTTTCTGTATCCCTCTGTGATTTATTCCAGTGGATCAGAAAAGTGACGTATTTCGTCCCATAGGATTCCAGGAGCGGGCCGCCTATGGCCGTCTGATATGCATGTTCATGCTTGCTGTTATATACTCCAATGGATTGCTCCTGCTTGGCATCCAGCTTTCCGCTGTACACATGCTCTGCTACTTTCAGGGATTCAATATAATCCCTTACGTCCGATAACATCATATCCCTGTCAGCCTCCTATAGATCTGCTTGTAAGTCTCTTTTATGTGTTCGCTGTTCTTCCCGGTGCCTTCCGGAGGCTCCGCCCAGTCAGCGAGCCATTTTCCTTTTGCATATGGATTTTCTGTTTTTCTGAAATGATATTCCGGGTGAAAATAAAGCCGTCTCGCATATGGTGTGCTGGATACAAGTGACACTTTCCCTTTCGCGGAATCAGAAAAATCCACAAACGTACTTTCGTTTTGCAGTGCCCCGGTATCTCTAGGCATTACCTGGGCCTGCACCACTTCCGTATGTACGGATTCAGCTGTTTGTTCCAAAGCCGTTATCTGCGCCTTCGTGAGCTGCCTTATTTTGTGGGGATATAGTTTCACCTGTGATGTGACTTTCATCATATCAGAAGCACCTCCGTATAGTTCACGGTTCCATCCGGATTTCTGGCCTTTGTGCCCTGTAGCACCCGGCGTTTCATGCCAAATATTTCGGCGCTTCCGCCGGATATAACAGGCAGATCCGGGCAGATGTCCCCGGGAAACAATGCGGCTCCTGTGATCTCCACCAGCTTTTTTTCTTCTGTCAGGACAGTCCTGGCTTTATCCTGGTAATTGCACTTGCCAGAATAGCCCACCGCAGGAAGTGGATCCCCGTATTTATTCAGCCCCTCATGTTCCAGTTCAAGGCTGATATCCGTCTTGCAGAGCCGTTTCGGAACTAAACTTGGATATTTCATGACCTCACCTCGCTAACCGGCAGCACAGGCCCGTCTGGCATAGCAGAGAATAAGTCTCCCGCTTCATTGCAATGCCTTTATCCGTGAATACGTTCCATGAGCTTCCGAACTGGGCTGATACGCCGTTGATACTATAGCTGGACAGCACTGTGCTGATTTCATCCTGGTTTTCGTACTCAAAGTCCGCCTGCTGGCAGCACACCTCCCGGATGATTTCCTGTTGGAATGATGTCAGATTGGAAAATCCCCGGCCTACAATACGATTGTAGGTCAGGGAATCAATATGCCTGGATGCCTGCTTCAGATACTTTGGAATATCATCACCTTCCATAACAGTTCCCTCATAGTCATCTTCATAATATTCATCGGATGCATATGGATTGTAGGTCATTTATTCACCATCTTCCTTGGATGCTTTTCCGTTTTTGGTCTGCTTCTTACTTTCTTTCTCTTCCTGAGCAGCCTCCAGCTCTGAGACCTTTTCGCGAAGTGCTTTGTTTTCCTCTTCCATACGTACATATTCGTCATATGAAACTGTTTTTCCGCGTCCATAAGAGATTACTTTACCGGAATCATCCGTGATATCAAACCCTGCATCCTGGTACTGTTTGCTCTGCGTCTCATTAATGCTGTACTCTTTGTTTCCCTTTACCGCCTTCACTTGTCATTCCCCCTATTCAGTAACATTCATTGAGCAGCCTTCCACTTTCCTCTCAAGCAGGAAAAGATCTCCATAGCAACGGTTCTGATACAGATACCCGTCTGCTGTCCTGCTATCAGTTCCAGGTGTGAAGAGTTTGATGTAACTGTATTTGTCACGGCATACCACACAGGAAGTATGGATCAAGATCCAGTTAATCTGTTTTGCATCAGCCGATACAACGCATCCTTCTGTGAAGTCATATTTTGTTTTCATTCTGGCTGCCGGGACCATCTTAATCGCCACATCATCAAGGCTGTGCACTTTACGGTTGACAGTAGAAGGCGTTGTCACAGTCATTACACGCTGGATTCCTTCCGCTTCTTTAATGATTTTTCTCATAGTGGGCGTTACGTAAAGAATTCTGCCTTCTTCTGGCACACCAGCTTCGTCCATGATCGCCATCTCAGTATCAAATACTTCCAGGAAATTTGCCGCATCAATTACTGTGGCATCGATCCGTCCGGAATACGACGTAAGCTCCGTGTGAAGCTTGCTGAATCTGTACGAATCCTTTTCCGGAATCGCCTGTTCTGTCTCGAATGTATTCTGGATATTTGCAACAGACAGGGTAAGATTTGTCTCGTCGATGTCCATCGGATCAATCCAGAACTCAACATCTCTGTCGTGTTCCAGCTTTTTAGCCTCCCAGTCATTCGACAGGCTTCCTGCATTGAATCCGGGCGTCCTGGTGTGATCCTTGTATCCGGATACTGTCATTCTCGGAAGCTTAATCGTCTGTGCATTGATGAATTTTACCTGCTGATTGCTCTGTGCCAATGCATCAGAACACAGTTCCTTTGCATATTTCTGCTGAAGCAGATTTGTAAACGTTGTAGCATAATCGTAAACTGCCATTTCTGTTCCTCTCTTTCTTTTATAAACCGAATGCTGCCTTTAATGCATCCTGGTTATTTGTTTGCTGCGTATTTCCACCTGTGCCTACC